TTTAGAGGAAGAAGTTTATGATATAAATGAGTTTGGCAATATACTTGCAAACGAAGGTCTTGAAGCAGCAAACAAAGCAGGTCTTGAATTAATGGCTACTTTAGGTATTCCTAAAGTTATTCAGAAAGCAGTAAGTAAAAAGGCTAAGGATGCCCTTACAAAAATAGATAGAAAAGATGCAAACATTATAGACAAAACAGCTTTAACTTTACAAAAATATCCTAACACTTTAAATTTTGTTTTACATTATCTTATATCTACTGCCATAATGGTAAAAGAAGCAGGTGGAAGCCTGACCAGAAAAGACCATGAAGCAAATGCTTTGGTATGGGCATTCTTTGATTACATAATACCAGGTTCAAAATATGTTAATAAGGGCATGAAATATACTTATGAAAAAGGAATAAAAGCAAAAGATGCTATTTATGAAGTATTAAGCAATCCACAAAAAGCTGTAGAATATTTAAAAAGAGATAAAAGAAACAAAACACCACTAGAAGAAGTAAATGAAAAAATAAAAGCTAAATTAAAAGAAATGGAAAGACAGGAACAAGCTGCTAAAGATGTAGAAACTACAACAGAATTGCCTAGAAAAGATAATGGAAACAAAGGATGGAAACAAAACACAAGAGAGACTATTGAGAAAGCAGATACTGCACTTAATGATTCATTAGCTCCAATTCAAAATTTGTGGAACAGAAACTCTGATACAAGGTCTTGGAAACAAAAAATAAAAAGTGCTTTTACAACACCCTTTAGAAAATTAAAACTTTTAAATCCAGTCGAAGTTTTAAGGTTGTTACCTATGGCAAAAAAACAAGCATTAGAATCTGTTGAATTTGGAATAGAAGATTTTAAGACAACAAAAATTATATCAAAAGGAATAAAACCAATAGTTGAAAATTTACCTTTACCAAGAAAAGCAGCAAGTGAATATTTAATAAATAGAAATAATATTAAAGAGTTTGAAACTAATCCTCAAGCGTACTTAAAAAAAGATATGTCTAAAAAGACTATAGAACAAATGAGAAAAGAAAATGCAAGTATGGAAAAACAATATGGTAAAAGAAATTTAAATCGAATGGTAAAAGACATACAACAATTACAACTTGCATTAAATAAAAGAGATTACGATTCAGGTAGATTTTCCAAAGAACAATATAATGAATATAACAGACGTATAACTGAAGAAGGTTATATACCACAAGTTCGTTTAACAGGAAAAATAGATGCAAAAACAGGAGATGTTATATTTGAAACACAAACAGGCAGAAGGCAATTTGAAAGAACTAGAGAAGGTTCAAACAAAAAAATACAAGACCCGTTTGTTACTTTATATGAGGATATAATTTTAAGACATCAACAAGTAGAATGGAATGCTAGTACCAAAAATTTTTTTAATGAACTTAAAAAATTACAAAAACAATATCCTGAAAATTCAGAACTATTAGGATTTAAATTTAGTGAAAAAACAAGGAAAAAAGAAGACATAGACAAAGCTTCTACAGATTTAATTACAAAAGAAGGAGACTTAAAAGCATTTATAGAAGCAAATGTTAAAGAAACAAAAGTAGAACAATTAAGAGGAGATGCAACTATATCTTATAGAGATGGAAATAAACTTGTTACTGTAACAATGCCTAAAGTTTATGAAAAAGCAATTAGAAATTTTGAGCCAATAGAACATAATTTTGTTATAAAACTTATGAAACCTGTAGCCGATTTAGTAAGATATGGTGCTACAGCTAACCCTGGTTTTCTAGGAATGACTGTTTTAAGAGATGCTTTTGGCCAACCTGTATTTGGAAAATATTTTGCACCAGAAACTGCAATACCTGTTGTTAATGTTATGATGGGTCTAGCAAGTCAAATTATTGGAGCTAGTAAAAAATTTAAAGATGTAGATTCTATGTATAACAAACACAAAAGAAGTGGTGCAAGAATGTCTAACCTCAATCAAATAATAGATTTTTTTAAATTTCAAGAGCAAAGCCAACTTATTAAAGGCGACACAAGAAAGCCACATGGGTATGTTGAACTAGGAATAAACACTTCAAACATATTAAAACATGGTCGTTCTGCATTAGAGATGTTTGAAAACGCATCAAGGCTGCAAGAGTTTAAGGCTTCTTATAGAACAACAAAAAAGAATTTTCCTAATGCGTCAGAAAGACAAATAAGACAAAGAGCAGCGTTTGATTCTATAGACCTAATTAATTTTTCTAAAATTGGAACAAGTATGAAAGCATATTCTGCAATATCTGCTTTTGCAAATCCAGCTATAAGAGGTATTGACGTTTTGTTAAACAGAGCAAAAACAAACCCTACAAGATTTGCTATGTTAGGGATTCTTTATGTTACACTACCAACGCTTTTACTTTATAGAGAAAATTACAACGACCCTGATTACGACACAGACATAAGAGGTAGTGAAGCTTCTAAAAGATTCTATCACAAAAAGCTTGTCTTTAGTGATAAGCCTGGTGATTACACATGGATAAAGGTTCCTAGACCTTATGGACTTTCAACTTTTTTTGGTTTATTTGCAGAAGCAATTTTAGAAGACTTCAATCAATATGACCAAGAAGCATTAGATAATTTTTTCTTAGATTTACCTACTAATCTTTTTAAAGATATTTATTCGTTTTCACTACCAAATGCAGTAGAATCTCACGTAGAAAATGAAATTATAGGTAAAAAAATATTTACTGGTCAAGACATTATTCCTGGTAAATTTCAAAAATATTATGAATATCCATACTTACCAGACCGACTTTCTAGTTTGTCAATAATACTTCAAAATATGACAGGGTTTAACCCTTTTAAAATTGATAATGTAATCAAGTCTTATACTGCAGGATTGGGCAATATCGCTTTAAAAGAAATAGATAAAACTTTAGATGAGTTGGGAATTTTAAAAAGAAGTCCTGAAGTTTTAGGTAAAGATGTAGCACAAAATTTAGACAAAATACCATTAGTAAGATATTTTGTTTATAGAAAAGGACCACAATACAATTCTGGTATAGTGCAAAGATATTACAATGCTTTAGAAAAATATGAAAAATTTTATAACACTTACCAAAAACTAAAAAACACTAGGCCTTTTGCTTCTCAGAAAAAAATAGATGATTATTACCTTAAGCATGAAAAAGAAATTAATATTTATAAAAAATTAAACAACAATGATGTGCAAGAGACAATCCGTCTAGCCTATAAAAACATTGACAAAGTTAACATTCTATTAAATGAACAAAAAGAAAATCCTAATATATTAAAAAAAGCAAAAGACGGAACATACAGAGATTTTTTTGACAGTCAATATAAATTAATTATAGAGGCAGCACATAAAGCAATGTATGACGCAGGATTATCTAAAACTATGCCTCCATCAAAAAAAGAGTTAATAGAAAATGTGCAAAACGACAGAGTGTACGGACAATTTTTAAAAGGATTACCTTTAAAGAGAAATCCTGGAGTTTTTAATGATAAAGAAATAGAAGAAAAAAGTAAAAACATACCTAAGTTAGATATTAATATAGAAGGGTTTGAAGAAGTTAGATAATAATGATAAAATAATGAGGATACAAAATGGCAATATCAACAACAATAATTAAGAATAGTTACTCAGGGGACGGGTCTAGTGATACCTTTGCATACCAGTTTAAAATAGCTGCAGATGCAGATATACAGGTTATTATTAGGTCATCTACTGGTGCAGAGACTGTAAAAACCCTCACTACTCATTATACAGTAACTGGTGCAGGAAATGCAACAGGTGGTAATGTAGTCTTTGAATCTGGGCATATACCTACATCTACAGAAACAGTAGTTATAAGAAGAAATACAACACAAACACAGACACTTGATTTGGTTGAAAACGACCCATTTACAGCAGATTCTGTAGAGGGTGCATTTGACAAGAACCTTGCAGCTATACAAGAACTTCAAGAGCAAGTAGACAGGTCATTTAAAGTATCAAGAACTAATACAATATCATCATCAGAGTTTGTAGATAGTGCTTCTACAAGAGCTGGTAAAACACTAGGATTTGATTCATCAGGTGATTTGACTACAGTTGCAGACTTCTTACCAGCAGGTGGAGATTCAGCATTATTTAAATACTCAACAACTACATCAGAAGCAGATCCAGGTGCTGGTGTGTTTAGAATGAACAACACTACATTTTCTAGTGTTACAGAGCTTTACATAGATGACGCTGATTTTAACGGCTTAGATGTCGCAGCATGGGTACAGTCCTTTGATGACGTGTCTGGAAACGATACAAACAGAGGTCGTATTAGAATACAAAACGCAGGAACATTAACATCTTATATTACATTTAAAGTAAGGGGTGCAGTATCTGACGAAACTGGATATACAAAAGTATTAGTAACTCACATAGCATCAAACGGCACACTAGCTAATGATGCAAAAGCATTTATATCTTTTGTACCTAGTGGTGAAGATGGTGCAATACCAGGATATTTCTATAAGTTTGATACAGGCACAAGCGATACAGATCCTGGAGCAGGAGAGATAGCATTTAACAATGGCACATATGCTTCAGTAACAGCTATATATATAGATGATGTTGATGCAAATGGAAGCTCAACACAAGCAGATACAATAACATGGGATGATAGTACATCTACAATTAAAGGCTATCTACATATAGTAGACATAAATGACAGCAGCACATACGCAAGATTTTCTATTACTGGTGCATCAACAGATGCTTCTGGATATAATAAACTTGCAGTAACACATATTGCATCAAACAATACTTTCTCAGCAGCAGATGAATTATCAGTACACTTTACTAGACAAGGTGATAAAGGAGATACAGGAGCTACTGGCTCTACTGGTTCGACTGGTCCAGCAGGAAGTAATGGTAGTGATGGTAGTGATGGAGCTGATGGTGCAGCAGGTACAAACTCACAATTGTCTATGACATTTGAAAGCACAACTTCTGACGCTGATCCAGGTGCAGGTAAAATTGCATTTAATAATGGCACTCTATCTAGTGTATCCATCCTTTATATAGATGATGCAGATGATGCAGGTGCAGACATATCTGGTTATGTTCAAAGTTTTGATGATGTATCTAATACAGTAGCAAGAGGAATAATAACAGTAACAAAAGAAGGAACAGCATCTACCTTTGCTACATTTAAAGTTACTGGTGCTGTTACAGATGCAAGTGGTTACACTAAAGTGCCTGTTACTCATGTAGTAAGCAACGGAACTTTTTCTGACAATGATGGAGTAGGAGTACATTTTAGTTATAGTGGTGCAGATGGTGGACAACAATCTGCTGCAAGATTTGTATTTAATATTACAGGTACACCTACAACTGTTACTGGCTCAGATGCTGCAGGACAAACACTTGCATACACAGCAGGACAAGTAGACGTATTTTTAAATGGTGTAAAACAAGTAGTAGGTACAGATGTAACTGCAAGTAATGGCAGCAGCCTTGTATTTGCCTCAGCGTTAGCTGCAGGAGATGTTGTAGAAGCAGTAGCCTTTACAGCTTTTTCTTCATCTAACATAGCAGCAAGTGAAGTAACATCTGGAACTTTTGACAAAGCTAGACTACCAGCAGGTGCTATATTACAAGTATTACAAGCTGTAAAGACAGACACACAAGCAACTACCTCTACATCACCAGTAGACGTTAGTGGGCTTTCCGTAGCAATTACACCTCGTAGCACATCAAATAAAATTTTAGTTATGATGGATGTTGCAGTTGGTACAGCAGAATCTACAGGTAGTTTGGGAGCTGTGTATTTGTTACGAGGTTCTACAAATATTTATGTTGGAGATGCAGCTAGTAATAGAGCAAGAGCAACTGCACAAATAGATAACAACGCTGGTGATATGTCATTTAGTATTGTTCGTAACCATGCAACATTTTTAGATAGCCCGTCATCAACATCAGAACAAACATACAAAGTACAGTTTGAAACACACAATGGTGCAAACGAAGTTTATATAAATAGAAGTGGTAATGATGGCGATCAAACTTATATACAAAGAGTAGCATCATCAATTACAGTTATGGAGGTAGCAGGGTAATGAGTAGAGCAAGAGAATTAGGAACATACGCAGGAAAAATATTACAAGTTCAATCAACTATTAAGACTGATACCTTTAGCACAACGTCTGGTTCAATAACTGATATAACAGGCTTGAGTGTATCAATTACACCAGCATCAACTTCTAATAAAGTTCTTGTAATAGCTAGAGTAAATATCGGGCTAGTTAGAACTGACCCATTTCTTTATCCACTATTTTTATTTCGAGATTCTACAAATTTAGGTATACATGATTCAGCTAGTAATAGAACAAGAGCACACTCTGGTGGACAATGGCCGTGTGCCTCTTCTGACCCAACAGTAGATTATGTATTAGAATTTTTAGATAGCCCAAGCTCTACAAGTTCTCTCACATACAAAGTTGCTATGTTCTCAGAAAGTAGTGGTACAGCTTATGTAAATAGAGGTAACGAAGCTGATGGAGATGCAGCAATTACAGCTAGGTTTACATCAGTTATTACAGTACAGGAGGTTGCAGGATAATGGATATAATAACAGCAATTTTAGCTATAGATTCTGATGCAGATGTAAGTGTAAATGCAGAGAGCTTTGACCAGATTACATGGCATGACGGCAATCCAAACAACATTACAAAAGAGCAAATTATTGCAAAACAAGAAGAATTAAAAACAGCACATAATAACACCAAATACCAAAGAGATAGAGCTGCAGAATATCCTAGCTGGGAAGACCAATTGGACAAGATATATCATGATGGGATTGATGCTTGGAAGGCAGATATAAAAGCAATTAAAGACAAATATCCAAAACCATAGGAGTGCAACATGAGTAATATATTAGAATCTTTAAAAAAACGAATAGAGGATCTTGAAAACAATATGGATGATCTAAAAGAATTATTAGAAATAGAAGATGATGATGATATCTATAGCACAGAGCTAGAAGCTGAAGATGCTTATGAACATTGCGAATGTGATGAGCCATGCGAGGATTGCGAAGTTGAAGACGAATAATGAATTGACTGTAGAGATTGAAAGGATCAAGGGAGATATAAAACTTATACATAAGTCAATAGAAACTATTGAAAAAAATCATTTGCGTCATATGGAAGATGATATCAATTCTATTAAAAAAGTTTTGTGGACTGTTGCTGTTATCGCAGGAACACAAATGATTATAGTAGCGAGAGAGTTACTATTAAAAGGAGTTAGTTAATGTTTGGAATATTTGGATCTGTAATCTCAACAGCAGTAAATGTATTTCAACAACGACAAGAAACTAAAAAATTTGAAGCTATGGCTGAGCGAAATCATATGTATCGCATGGCACAAGGGGAGATAGAATATCAAGCACAAGTAAGAGCAGACAACAACAATGGTTGGAAAGATGAGTTTGTTCTTGTGATAGTATCATTGCCTATACTGGTACTTGCATACGCAGTATTTTTTGGTGATGACATGATGAAAGAAAAGTTAGATCTATTCTTTCAATACTTTAATGGATTACCTCAATGGTATCAATGGTTATTAATAGGTATTTTTGGAGCGATATATGGACTTAAACCAGCAGCTGGTATGTTTGGTAAAAAATGAACTATATAATACATACAATAATTCAAGTATTATTAATTTTTGCAGGGGTGGTAGCATTTGCAACAGATAATAGTACGTCTAATCAGACCAATACTTCTGGCTCTAACACGAGTATATCGGGTGGTTACACTTCAACGACCACGAACAGTTACTCGGGAGGTCAGACTAACACCACGACCAATAGCACGAGTAACACCACGAAGACTCAACAGATACCTGTAAATACTGCAGCAGCACCTTCTATGTCATCATACAGCCAGGACCTATGTATAGTAGGCGTGTCTGGTGCAGTTCAGGTAACGGGGTTTGGAGTATCGGGTGGCACATACGTTGTTGACGAGAATTGTGAAAGGATGAAACTATCAAAATTATTGTACGACTTTAATATGCGAGTTGCATCAATCGCAATCCTTTGTCAAGACGATAGAGTGTTTTCTGCCATGGAACACGCAGGTACTCCTTGCCCATTTGAAGGACAGATAGGAAAAGATGCCACAGATCAATGGAAAAAATATGATATAGAAAGACCAGATTATGATACTTATGTGCAAAAACTTAAAAGAAGAGCAGCTATAGATAACAAAACAGAGTTTGTGCCTATAGATACGGAGTATAATTTATATGGAGATGATGATTAAATGTGGCTACTTGTTGTTAATTGCATTCTTGATAGCGTGGGCAGCAACAGCAGAAGAGATAACGACTGGAAACCTTTTGCCAAATGGTTCTGGAAACGCAAGTAACTACCAATCTGTTGATAGTTCTATACCTAATGTAACAACTAATGGCTTTACAGTTGAAGGAAATATAAGAGACTGGGGACAAGAGTTAGAAACAACAGGTACAGGAAGTATAAACTATACTGGTACATTACTAGATATTGTAACAAATGACGACACCACAACGCAAGATAAATTAGATAATGGTGTAACATTAAACTCTACAACCATAGTACAGAACTGTGAATGGGTAGGCTCTGCTTATCAATGTGGTCAAGCAAGAGCAGGGCAAGACAGCTATACAACGACAGTACAAATATTAGATAAAGATGGCACGGTTCTTGCAACTGTAAACCAAACTAGAAATAATGATTCTGGTTATGGTACTAATGCATATAAGTATGAAGATACAGTTACTTACGCAGGTGCAGGTAGCAATCAATTCTATTGGGAATGGGAAGGGGTAGATGAAGGTAGCTATGTAAACTTAGGTGGACCTAATCTTCTTGGTGCAAAACTTACAATGACATACAATAATATCGTAATACCAGAGGAAACTATAGAAGAAATATATGAAGTTATAGAGGAATTTGAAGAAT